ACCGGAACTCCTTGTTGGCAGGGCTATTATGACTCATTTTTAAGCAATTTTGGGAAATTGGTTTAGAAAACTTTTTGACATTACTAATGGCAATACCATAACCCATATTATTGCCAAGATAGGTGTTTACCTCTGTAACAGACATCTGCAATTCGCTTATATACGAAGTTTTCCATAATTGACTAGTTTTTTTACCAACCAAAGAACCATTAAAACTGCCAACGATATTTTTGGATTCTCGTTCACAAATAAGCACAAAATCAAAAAACCGTGGCTTACTCTTGCGTAACTCCAATGTCTTTTTGCCACTTAAAATATTAAGTGTATTCCTAGCCGAGAAGGTTAACAACAACGCTTTATCATCTAACCCAACTTCCTCTAAGTCCGGGTTATAGGCAAATAAGCTACAAGTCTTTGTGGTTTCCTTGAACTTCCGGTATTGATGCACTAACTCATCATATTCGCTAGGAATGAAGCCTTGACGTTGGTCTACAGTTGCAATATATCTACACGCATTCCCTGGGTCATACTGAAACATAGACCAAACCACATCACATATATTCTTAAATGTAGCCAATTTATCAACGTGCTGTCTATACTTTGTGAGTATATTTAATATCTTAGGCGCATACTTACGGCAGTTATTTATATCTAATGCGTATGCTAACGCACCAGCTGGAGAATACTCCCAAATGTCCCAAACAGTATCAGGAACATGATGACAGCTAAATATGATGTTCCGTATTTGGTCTTCAGTTTTATTTAGTGAAACTTCTCCCGTAGTCCACAAATACCCAATTTCTGCTTGATTTAATATTACTTGAGTATTCTTAATAGATTTGCTCATCCGTTTTTCCTCTTTCTTGCTTGGCAAGATGATATCAGAAAATCCTTGCTCAAACTACTTGACAAACAGAGTTAAAAGTGAGAAAATAGACACAAAGAGCAGGAAAATTAGGAGTAGTGTATGCTACGGGAATATCAACAGAAAGTCGTAAAAGAGGTTTACGACTTTTACCGCGCTGGACTTAGGTCTGTGTTGGTTTATGCGCCCACAGGAGCTGGAAAGACTCATATCAGCTCCAAGATAATAGCGGATGCCATATACAAAGAACGTCGAGTGATGTTTTTAGTTCACCGCACCAAGTTAATAGAGCAAACTATTAACACGCTAACAAAAGCGTACAAGATTAAGCTTAACCAAATAGGGGTTATATCTCCAGGCTATGAGCCGGATTACAGTTGCCCTATTCAGATAGGGATGCTACAGACGATTGCCAACCGGAAACACTTGCCACAGGGCATAGGACTGGTAATACTAGATGAAGCACACACCACCGCCTATTACTCCACATTTAGGCGTATACAGGAGTATTACAGTAATAAGTTAACTTTTCTGTCTGAGTGCATGTTCTTAGGACTTAGTGCCACTCCCTGGAGAACCAAGAAGACGGAAGGGTTTTGTACGTTTTTTCAGGCTATAGTGCGCGCTCCATATCCCCAGCAACTCATAGAGCAGGGACATCTGGTAGATGCCAGGCATTTTGGCTATAACGGGTTGATAGATTACAACCAACTAGAAACCAGAAATGGTGAGTTTACTCAAGACAGTCTCAATTTAGTCTGTAATGATGAGCTAAACTCGTTTGTGGTAGCAAAATTCTTAGAAGTTTGTCCCACGCGAAAGGCAATAGCGTTTTGTGCCAGTGTTAAACAAGCACAAAACTTAGCAGAACAGTTCAATACAGTTGATATACCTAGTGAAGTAATTTCTGGGGAATTACCGGAATCAACCCGAAACGCAATATATAGACGGTTTAAGACTGGAGAAACGAGAATTATAACGTCCGTAGCAGTCTTAACAGAGGGATTTGACGAACCTTCCTGCGATTGCGCTATAGTGGCACGTCCAACAAAATCCAAGGCATTATGGGTACAGATGGCAGGACGCGCCCTAAGACTGTTTGAAGGCAAAAAGGACGCGTTTATACTGGACTTTGGAGAGAACTGTCAGAGATTAAAACTGTCAACCGCTAAACATAAAACCCCATTGTGTGCAATAAAAGAGCCGGAGGAAGGTGAAGCACCAATGAAGATTTGTCCAGTATGTCAAAACGTGGTTCCTAACTTCGCCAAAATCTGTCCTTATTGCGGACATGTGTTTGAGAAAGAACCAGAGCAGGAAAGTGGTGAAGAAGCGGTCTTTGGGGAAATCCTGAGCGTTGAAGAGAAAGAGGAGGTAACATACCTACGCTCTCAGGTGTTAAAGGCATGGCGTGCAGGAAGGTCTGTACCACGAGTCTACTGGCTATTTGCGCAACGGTACGGACATTCTCCAAAAGACCGATACTACTATAACTGCATCTTTAAAATGCCCAATAATCCCCATCCTAATCTTGTGGAAGCAAACAAACAAGAATACTTAAAGTATCTAAAACAACTAAAACCAAAAGCACCGGAAGCGTGGATACACACCCATCTCCGCCGTGAGTTTGGGGATAGATATTACAGGCAGTTACAGGAGATTAACTGGTGGAATATACTAGAAGTACCAGAACTATGCAAAGACTGGGGAAAGATAGCATTTAGCTACGGACGTAAGATACTGGAAGTTGACTCCCCACAAGAAGCAGCTCTACTCAACTTCGCCATTGAAGAAGCTACGGAATTTTTCCGGATTTCTTGTTAAGTCACAGGATACAACTAGAAGTGTTTTAGCGCTTCTAGTTGTATGTCATTCCAAAAATCTTCTAACCTGTTCAAAAGTAGCAGTAAAAGAGGATGTGGACTCACCGAGTATTTGTACAGACCACTCAGTACACGCATATAGCTTACCATCATCTGTAATACCGTCCAAAGACAATCTAAAAGCTCTGCCATCCCTTTCCCTTAAAAAGGTGTCGACATTTGACGCTTTATTGTTGGGAAGGTTAACGGATATACTCCAGGAAGATGTGGTAAAATTTATTGTGTATCTACTAGCGCGTCCTTCTACTCCATTATCCCCAAATTTGGATATATTTAAAGCAGGGACTTCTGTGATAGAGTTATCCCATGCAGGTACAAGCGGAATTAAAGGAAAAGGCATGATTAACGTTAAACTAGAGGGTGAATTAGCAGACTTATTTATAGATACTATTGACTTAGCTGTATCTTCCGTAGGAGAAGCTATACGTGCTTTAAAAGCCAATTTTAGCGGTTTTTTTGATTACTTAGAGAAATCTAGTAGTCGTGGTGTATATTATAAAGTATATGTTGGACATCAACAAGTTGGAGAAGCAGAACTTATTTGCCCAATAGCTAAAAAAATTAAATCTATTAGAATCGTGCCAATATTTATGGGTGCAGGAGGGGAAAACACTCAGTGGTGGCAAATATTAGCTGGTATTGCGTTAATTGGCGTTGCGTTTCTTCTACCTCCAACTTTTTCAATTAGTCTTCTAGGCTCTAAAATAGTAACTCCATTGACAGTTGGCTTAATAGGAGCTGGATTACTATTAAGCGGCATTATGTCTATCTTTCAACCGCAAAAGCCACCAGACCAAGAGGAAAAACAATCTAATAGTTTTGACCCAGTAGAAAACTCAGGAGAGGGCGGAAGAATGCCAATAGTGTACGGCATTATGATGGTTGGTATAATACCTATATCCGTTAAATTAGATTCTAATATTGTTGGTGCTTAAAATGTCAAAAAAACATAAAGAAAAACCAAAAGGATTTGCTGGATCTGGAGGAGGCAAAGGAAGAGGTAGTCAAAGCAGAACAGAGACTCCTGTTTCAGGACGCTCTACTTCTACCGCCTATATCTTAGGCGCAATAAGCGAAGGTGAGGTAGAAGGGCCATATAACTGGACTCAAGGTGTTTACCTTGATGAAGTTCCAATCTTAAACAGTGATAATACTACTAATTTTAAAGAGCATGAATTTCATTTTAGAAATGGAACACAAACTCAAGAAACAATAAATTTTAACACAGGAAACAAGACTTTTGTCCCAACAGTTATTC